CCAAAGTCTGAGCTTGCGTATAGAGTTCCAGCTAGTAAGTTTACTCGTAAAAAAATACAAAGCAACGAACAGCTTGAAGAAATAGTAGGCCTTGATACTACTATTGATTGGAAAAATACAGGCGACAATAGCTACGACGGTGAAAAACTGAATTTACTAGTACATGATGAGAGCGGTAAATGGGAAAGGCCTGATAACATATTAAACAACTGGCGAGTTACTAAAACCTGTTTAAGGCTAGGTAGTAGAATCGTTGGTAAGTGCATGATGGGTAGTACTAGTAATGCGCTTGATAAAGGTGGGGATAACTTTAAAAAACTATACAATGATTCTGACGTCACAAAGCGAAATCGTAATGGACAAACAAAGTCTGGCTTATATTCTCTCTTTGTCCCAATGGAATGGAACTATGAAGGATTTATTGACGAGTACGGACTTCCAGTCTTTAATAGTAGAAGTGATGATGAACGACTGGGACCAGACGGTGAATTAATAGATGTAGGTGTTATAGAAAACTGGGATAATGAAGCTGATGGTTTACGTGATGACCAAGATGCTTTGAACGAGTTTTATAGACAATTTCCTAGAACAGAAGAACACGCATTTAGAGATGAGACTAAAAACAGTATATTTAATCTAATTAAAATATACGAGCAAATAGACTATAATGAAGGTAGCATACACAATGCTCCTTATACTATAGGTAGCTTTGGCTGGGTTAAAGGCGTTAAAGATACTAAGGTTGTTTTTAACCCTGATCCAACAGGTAGATTTAAAGTAAGCTGGGTTCCTCCAACTCACTTACAAAACAGACAGTTTATCAAAAATGGAATCAAATACCCGGGTAACGAACATGTTGGGGCCTTTGGTTGCGACAGTTACGACATTAGTGGTACTGTTGATGGCCGCGGCTCGAAAGGCGCTTTACACGGATTAACAAAATTTTCTATGGAAGACGCGCCACCAAGCACGTTCTTCCTAGAATACATAGCTAGACCACAAACCGCTGAAATATTTTTTGAAGACGTACTAATGGCTTTAGTATTTTATGGCATGCCGTTATTAGCAGAGAACAATAAACCAAGATTACTGTATTATTTACGACGTAGAGGTTATAGAGGATACAGTATGAACAGACCAGATAAATCGTGGAATAAATTATCAACTGCTGAAAAAGAGGTTGGTGGTATACCAAATTCAAGCGAAGATATTAAGCAAGCTCATGCCGCAGCAATAGAAATGTACATACAAAGCTATGTTGGTCATATTGGTGACGGTAACTATGGTACAGTGTATTTTAACGAGCTGTTAAATGATTGGGCTAAGTTTGATATTAATAAAAGGACTAAACACGATGCGTCAATAAGTTCAGGTTTAGCTATCATGGCTTGCAATAGACACTTATATGCTCCACATGCAGAGCGAAAGAAAACACCTTTAAACTTAACTATATCTAAATATAACAATGAGGGTATTAATTCTCAAATAATCAAATAAACATGGCTGAGTCAGTATATGTTAATTTTCCTAGGCAAGACGTAAGCGACCTTGAAAAAGACTCTATGGAGTATGGTCAAAAAGTTGCTGAAGCTATAAACTCTGAGTGGTTTAACAATGAAGCAAGTCTATATAAGTACGTAAGTAACGTAAACAACTTTCATAGATTAAGACTTTACGCTAGAGGAGAACAACCGGTGCAAAAATATAAAGATGAATTATCTATTAACGGTGATTTGTCTTATCTTAATTTAGACTGGAAGCCTGTACCTATTATACCTAAATTTGTTGATATAGTTGTTAACGGTATATCAGAAAGGTTATATGATGTAAAAGCTCATTCACAATCTCCAAATGGCGTAAAAGAAAGAACTGAGTATATGGAGAATATACTTAGCGATATGGAGATGAAGCAGTATAACAATCAAGTGCAACAAGCTTTTGGTGTAAATACTAAGGCTAGTGATCAAAAAGAATTACCAGAAACTACTGAAGAGCTTGAAATACACATGCAGCTTACATACAAGCAAAGTATAGAGCTGGCTGAAGAACAGGCGATTAAAACATTACTGCAAGGAAGTAATTACGATTTAATTCAAAAAAGACTTTACTACGATATTGCAGCGCTTGGTATTGCTGCTGTAAAAACAGATTATAACCACAGTGAAGGAGCTGTAGTTAAGTATGTAGATCCAGCAGATTTGATCTACTCTCACTCTGACTCACCTTATTTTGATGATATATACTACGTTGGTGAAGTTAAAGACATAAGCATAAACGAGTTAGTTAGAGAGTTTCCTAATTTAACAGACGAAGATATTAAGTCAATACTTGACACACCTTATGTAAAAACTCAAGTGTCGAGCCAAAGATACGCTAGAAAAAGACAAGATAGAAATAGAGTACAAGTAGTTTACTTTAACTATAAGACTTACAATAGTGAAGTGTTTAAAATTAAAACAACAGGTTCTGGCGGGCAAAAAGCTATAAGAAAGACAGATCAGTTTAATCCTCCTAGTGATAAGACAGGCGACTTTACTAAAGAGGCTAAAAAAATAGAGGTATTATACGAAGGTGTTTATATACCCGGTTGCAGAAAGCTGCTTAAGTGGGGTATGTGTAAAAACATGATGCGTGAAAAAAGCGATTTTAACAAAGTTAAAATGAACTACAGTATTGTGGCGCCTCGTATGTATAACGGACGTATTGAAAGTTTAGTTGGCAGAATTACCGGCTTTGCTGATATGATACAATTAACTCATTTAAAATTACAGCAAGTTATGGCTAAGATGGTACCGGATGGTGTTTATCTTGACGCTGATGGACTTGCTGAAATAGATTTAGGCAACGGCACAAATTATAACCCGCAAGAAGCGCTTAATATGTTCTTCCAAACTGGTAGTGTTATAGGTAGAAGCTTTACGTCAGAAGGTGATATGAATCCTGGTAAAGTGCCAATACAAGAAATAAACTCCAGTAGCAAAGGAGGTAAATTGCAATCACTAATAGGTACGTACAACTACTATCTACAAATGATTCGTGATGTAACTGGGCTTAACGAAGCTAGAGATGGTAGCATGCCTGACTCAAATGCGTTAGTTGGTATACAGAAGCTAGCCGCAGCAAACTCAAATACAGCAACTAGACATATACTTAACTCTGGTTTATTCTTGACAGCTGAAACAGCTGAAAAGCTTTCTTTACGTATATCTGATATACTAGAGTATTCACCTACAAAAGACGCGTTTGCTCAAGCAATAGGTGTACATAATGTTGCTACATTAAAAGAAATGTCAGAGCTATATTTATATGACTTTGGTATATTCATTGAATTAGAGCCTGACGAAGAAGAAAAAGCAAAGCTAGAAAACAATATACAAATGGCTATTCAGCAGCAGAATATTGATCTTGAAGATGCCATAGATTTACGTGAAGTTAAAAGTGTTAGACTAGCTAATCAACTTTTAAAAATACGTAGAAAAAGAAAAATGGATAAAGACCGTCAAATGCAGATGGAAAATATTCAAGCTCAAAGTCAGTCTAATGCTCAAGCTGCTCAACAAGCCGCACAAATAGAACTGCAGAAAAATCAAGCCATTACTCAATCACAAATACAATTAGAGCAAGCTAAAGCAGGTTTTGAGGCTCAAAAGCTACAGCAAGAGATGGAAGCTAAAAAGCAGTTGATGGAGATAGAGTTTAATTATAACATGCAGCTACGCAGCGCTGAGTCTTCTAATCTTAAAAAAAGAGAGGGTATGAAAGAAGATCGCAAAGATGAGAGAACTAAGATACAAGCCTCACAGCAAAGCGAAATGATTGATCAAAGAAAAAATAATAAACCCGCTAAAAAGTTTGAATCAGCAGGTAATGATACTATGGGAGAGGGCTTTAGTTTAGAAGCCTTTGGACCTAAATAATAATTTATATTTTATATTATGGAAAACAATAACCAAACAGACCTTGAGGAGGTGATCCAAGAGGTAGAACAAGAAGAAACTACTACAGAAGAAACGGTTGAACAAGATTTAAGTAAATTTGAAAGCGCAGATGATCCTGACGTAATCAAAGTAGATTTAAATCAACCAGTAGAACAAGTGAATGACTCTGAAACTAATACCGAAGAAGCTACTGAAGAAGTTGCACAAGAAGAAAACGTTAACGAAGAGGTACCAACCCTTGAGGAAGTTACCGATGAGGAAAACACAGAAGAGCAAGTCGTAACCAAAGAAGAGGTCATGGAGGCTCTTGATGAAGCTGAAGAGACTGGAAAACAACTACCTGAAAATATACAAAAGCTAGTTGACTTTATGGAAGACACTGGTGGAAGTTTAGAAGACTACGTGCGCCTTAATAGAGATACGTCAAAACTCGATGATCAACAAGCGCTACGTGAATACTATGAAAGAACTAAACCGCATCTAAGTTCTGACGAAATAAACTTTCTTATTGAAGATCGTTTTTCGTTTGATGAAGACATGGATGACGATAGAGATATTAAAAGAAAAAAATTAGCCTTTAAAGAGCAAGTTGCCGAGGCTAAGACCTACTTAGACGGGCAAAAGTCTAAATATTATGAAGAGATCAAAGCTGGAAGTAAGCTCACACCTGAGCAACAGAAGGCTATGGATTTTTTCAACAGATACAATAAAGAAACAGAGCAAGTTCAACGCGTAAGCAAAAAGCAAAAAGATGTTTTTGATAAAAACACTGCAAAGCTATTCAACGATAAGTTCAAAGGTTTTGAATATAACGTCGGAGAAAAAGTTTACAGGTTTAATATTAAAGACGCCGGCTCAGTTCAAGAAACACAAAGCGACATAAATAATTTCGTTAAAAAGTTTTTAGACGAAAACAATACTATGAAGGACGCCAAGGGTTATCACAAAGGACTGTACACTGCTATGAACGCTGACGCAATCGCTCAACATTTTTACGAACAAGGTAAAGCCGACGCTATTAAAGACAACGTCAAAAGATCTAAGAATATTGATATGGATCCAAGAGGTTCTCATAATGAAACAGAGGTTGGCGGTATTAAAGTTCGTGCGTTAGGTGATGATTCTGCTTCTTTTAAATTTAAAATTAAAAAATAAAAATTAAGAAAAAATGGCAATTTCAAATCCAGGTGGAAATTTGAATAGCGTACCAGCTTCACAGAAGCAAACGCTTGATTCAAACTACATCGATTTTACGAGTCAAGACACGAAAGGTTGGGCTCAACAATACCTTCCAGATCTTATGGAGGCTGAAGCAGAGGTTTTCGGTCCACGTACTATCTCAGGTTTCCTAGCACAAGTTGGTGCTGAAGAATCAATGACAGCTGATCAAGTTATCTGGTCTGAGCAGTCTCGTTTACACATCTCTGTAAAGGGTACTTTAAATACAGGAACTTCTGTGTTTACTGTAACTTCTGATATTGATGGTAACGCAGGCTCTGCTCCAGATTTCGTAGTAGATAATCACGGTGTTCGTTTAAACGATATCGTAATTGTTGCTGTAGCTGGTAAAGTAATTAGAGCTCACGTATCAAAAGTTAGTGGCTCAGCTATTACAATGCAGCCTTACAGCGTTGAGCACTTTGATGACGACGCAGCTATCGCTACAAACACTAACACCGCTGCTACACTACTTGTTGTAGGTTCTGAGTTTAAGAAAGGTGTAACTGGTCAAGGTTCTTACGGATCTGGTACTGGTTCTGCTAGAACAGTAAAGCCAACTCACAAGTCATTTACTAACAAGCCAATTATTATGAAAGACGTTTACGAGATCTCTGGATCTGACGCTTCTCAAATTGGTTGGGTAGAGATTTCAGGTGAAGCTGGTCAGTCAGGTTACTTATGGTACCTAAAAGCTGAAGGTGAAACTCGTTCACGCTTTACTGATTACTTAGAGATGACTATGATGGAGTCTGAGAAAACAGCAGCTGATTCAACTATCATTGATGGAACAGGCGCTACTACCGCAGATACTGATTATGCTCAATTAGGTACTATTTCAGGTACAGAAGGTTTATTCGCTGCTATCAAAGATCGTGGTAACATTACTACTGGTGTAACTGGTGTTAACGCTGCTACTGACCTTGCTGAGTTTGATGCTATCCTTGCTGAGTTTGATTCACAAGGTGCTATTGAAGAAAACATGTTATTCCTTAACCGTGCTACATCTTTAGCATTTGATGACATGCTTGCTTCAATGAACTCTTACGGTGCTGGCGGTACTTCTTACGGAGTGTTTGATAACTCTGAGGATATGGCTCTAAACCTAGGTTTTTCTGGTTTCCGTCGAGGATCTTATGACTTTTACAAGTCTGACTTCCGTTACTTAAACGACAAAGCAACTCGTGGTTCTATCAACGAAAGAGCTACTAGCGATGCTGTTCGTGGAGTTATTATCCCTGCTGGTGTATCTACTGTGTATGACCAAGCTTTAGGTCGTAACCTTAAGCGTCCATTCTTACACGTACGTTTCAGAGCTTCTGCTACTGATAACCGTCGTATGAAGACTTGGACTACTGGTTCAGTAGGTGCTGTTACTTCTGATCTTGACGCTATGCAGATTCACTATCTGTCTGAGCGTTGTTTAGTTGTACAAGGCGCAAACAACTTCATGTTGATGAAGTAAACTATATTTGACGAAACTACCTCACCTTCGGGTGGGGTAGTTTTATATTAACTTTTATTATATTATATTATGGCTAAAAAGAAAAAAGAAGAGGTTGTAGAAAAACCTCAAGTAGATACCGTAGTTGTTGAAGCTCCAGCTCCAAAGCCAGAGCCTAAAAAAGTTACGGTAAAACAAGAACCAAAAAAACCTAAGTGGGAGATTAAAGATAGAATTTATTGGCTTAACGGTATGAGACCTTTGAGCTACACTTTAAAATCTTCAGGAGTTTATTGGTTTGATGAAGAAAAAGGTTACGAAAGAGAACTTAAATATTGTGAAAATCAAAGAACATCTTTTGTTGATGAAATGCAAGGTGATCAAAGGTTAGCTCACATTATATTTAGAGGCGGTTATCTTCACGTACCAAAAGAAAAAACAGTTCTTCAAAAAATGTTGTCGCTATACCACCCACATAGGGACACGGTCTATAGAGAATACAAGCCAGAAGTTTTAGCTTCTAACGAAGTAGAAACTATTGAAATAGAAATTGAAGCTTTAAATGCAGCACAGTCACTTGATATTGATATGGCAGAGGCTGTATTAAGAGTAGAGATTGGTTCTAAGGTATCTCAGATGAGTTCTAAGGAGCTTAAACGCGATTTGCTTGTATATGCTAAGAAAAACCCAAGATTGTTCTTAGAGCTCGTTAATGACGAGAATGTTATGCTAAGAAACTTTGGTATTAAAGCAACAGAATTAGGAATACTAAAGCTATCTAACGATCAGCGTCATTTTTTATGGGCTAGCAACGATAGGAAGCTTATGACAATTCCTTTTGACGAACACCCTTATTCAGCGCTTGCCGCTTGGTTTAAGACTGATGAAGGTATGGATGTTTATTCCAATATTGAAAAACGATTAAATTAATAATCACTTAGTTGGGCGGCCACCCTTCGGGGTGGTCACTAACTATAAATAACGAATTATGGCAATAAGTGTAGATAGAGTATATCAAACAGTATTAGCGCTAGCTAATAAAGAACAAAGAGGTTATATTACTCCACAAGAGTATAACTTATTTGCCAACCATGCTCAAAACGAAATATTTGAGCAGTATTTTTACGACCTCAATCAATTCCTTAGAATTCCTAGCAACAAAACTGTAACTTCAGATCCTAGAGATATTATTGAAGAAAAAATATCTATGTTCCGTAAAGTTAATCAGCTTACTGGTGCTGACTTTCCAGCAGACTTTTATAGATTAGAGTCTGTTAAAATAGGTGAGTTACACGGACAGTTTTACGTTGCAGAAGAAGTTGCTAAAAGAGAATACGATATGTACGAGATGTCTCCTCTTACAATGCCATCGGCAAAGAGACCAATATTTTATAGAACAGAGTATGGCATAACCTACTCGCCTTACAACGCCGACAACATAGTTAGGATGGATTACATAAGAAAACCTAAAAAACCTAATTGGACATATGTAGTTATAAATAGTGAAGCTGTATGGAACCCTTCAGATATAAGCGGTAAACAAGATTTTGAACTACATGATTCTGAAGAAAAGAATTTAGTAATAAAAATACTACAATTATCAGGCGTTGCTATAAAAGATTATAACGTAACACAACTTGCTGGTCAAAAAGAAGGTAATTACGTACAACAAGAAAAAGCATAATTAAATGGGTTACTTAGAAGAAGCTTCACAAAAACAATATTACCAAGGTACTAGTTTTGGAGATTATCAGTTTGTATCACTAGATGATATTATAAATCAATTTCAAATAATGTACGTAGGAGAAGACAAGTTAATACCTAAAGCTAAACGAGCAGACATAGCGTTTCATGCAAAAAGAGCTTTAGCTGAACTTTCTTTTGATACGTTTAAATCTTTTAAGTCTCAGCAAATTGATGTGCCTCCAAGCCTAACAATGATACTTCCTCATGATTATGTAAACTATACTAAAATATCTAGAGTTGATCGCGTAGGTATTAAACACCCATTGTATCCTACAAGACATACGTCAAACCCGTTTCAGATAAAACAATTAGACACTGGAGAATATGATTTCCCTGCTAGTGGTGAAGTTCAGTTATTAAACTCAGATTTTTCTAACGAGCTAAATAACTATTTATTTACAGAAGGCGCAGAAGTTATAGAAGGAGTTTTAAATTTACAACACAACGGCGGTGGTGAGCTAGCGCTTGCTGTGTGGCAAGCTATAGATGTGTCTAATGTAGATTTTCTTACTATATCAGCAGATGGCGTAGGTAATGCGGTAACAGGTGATGAAGTTGCTGGCATTTTAAGATTTGGATTAAGCACGCAGCAAGGTGATGAAAACACAAACTCGCTTGGTGCACCTGGTTTTAACGGTGGAACACCAATACCACCGTCTGCAAATGCCTCTGAGGATATTTTTGATATAGCATTTTTAGAGTGGAACGGTATATCAAGTACTCAAACAGCAGAAAATATAGACGTATCTCAATATGATATTATATATGCTCTTATAACATCTAATGCGCCTGGATCAGTTGCAGGCACTACTATAAAAAACACTATAGACAATTTATCTGTTATTAATGCTTCAGCAACTGATTTACTTATTCACGCTGACGCAGCGGGTTTAAACTCCTCTAGCTGGACTAACTTTAAAAACGCGGATAGCATCACAGTAGATATAGACGATTACAGATATCCAGATGTTTACTTAGATGGTCCTGAAAGATATGGGTTAAACCCAGAGCACGCGCAGGTAAATGGAGATTTTTATATAGATCAAAGACTAGGGAAAATACATTTTTCTTCTAATATTAATGGTAAGACTGTAATTTTAGATTATATAAGTGATAGTTTAGGTACAGATGTTGAAATGCAAGTGCCTAAGTTAGCAGAAGACGCAATGTATAAACACATACTATATGATGTGATATCAACAAGATCTAATATAGGTGGTTCAAGACTTTCTTTTCATAAAAGAGAAAAATTTGCTGCTGTAAGAAAAGCTAAACTAAGACTATCAAATATTAAGCTAGAAGAAATAACTCAAATTCTTAGAGGTCAATCTAAACAAATAAAACACTAATTCATGCCGGAAATTAAAAATACTTTTAGTCAAGGTAAAATGAATAAAGACCTTGACGAAAGGTTAATACCTAATGGGCAGTATAGACACGCTGTAAATGTAGATATTACTTCGTCTGAAAATTCTGACGCTGGTGTTATAAAGAACATACTTGGTAACGCTCAAGCAAGTGGTATAGCACCTGCAACAAGCCAAAGGTGTGTGGGAAGTATTGCTGACGAACGAAACAACAAACTGTATTGGTTTGTCAATGCTGATGTGTACGACGGTATATTTGAGTTTGACCAAATTACCGAAGAGTCAAGGTGCGTATTAGTAGATAAAACAGGATCTGTTCTTAAATTTATTGGAGCTCAAATTACAGGGATAAATATAATTGACAACTATTTGTTATTTACCGATGGATTTAACGAGCCTAAAAAAGTAAATCTTAATAAAAAGTATCACGAAAACGAAACTAGCGATGCGTTATCTCAGACTCACGCAAGGTTATTTATTGATGACGTAGATAAAGGTCCTCTTGAAGAAAAGCATATTACTGTTATTAAAATAAAACCTAGTAACGCACCTACAATAAAAATTAATAAAACTGATAACGATAAGTCTGCTATATTTGAAAAAATATTTCCAAGATTTTGTTTTAGGTATAAGTACGTAGACGGCGAGTACTCTGCGTTTGGTCCGTTTACAGAAGTAGTATTTAGCGCAGATTATCCTACAGAAACAAACGCTCAAAACTCATATTACACAGGAGAGCCTTACAACAAGGCTATGACTAATTTAGTTTCTTCTATTGAGGTGTATGATTTTGTTCCTGCTAACATACCAGAAGACGTAGTTCAAGTCGATATTTTATACAAACAGGAAGATTCAAACGTAGTATATTCGGTAAAAAATATTAAATACACCGATGGTGCTTGGGCAGAAGCTGGATCTTCTCAGTTTAATAGCAACGCATCTACGCAGCATAAAGGTAAATATATAGTTTCTTCTGAAAATATACACGCTGCTCTTCCAGAAAATCAACTTCTTAGACCGTTTGACGTAGTTCCAAAAAGCGCTTTAGCTCAAGAAATAATTGGTAATAGATTAGTTTACGGAAACTACAAGTTAGGATATGATTTTGAAGACGCTACACCTGGAGTTGATGCTGATATTGTTTTAAGGCAATCACAAGACTTTTTAAACGGAGGTTTAAAATCTATAAAATCATTAAGAAGCTATCAACTTGGAGTTGTACTAGGCGATGAGTATGGTAGAGAAACTCCTGTGTTTACGTCTGACGAAGGTGGTGTTAAAATAGACTGGGTTAGTGAGTATGGTAGAAATGCTAGTAATTCATATATGTTTGAAGCTAACGTTAATCAAGATTTACCTTCATGGGCTAGTTACTATAAATTCTATGTAAAATCTACGGCTTCGGAATACTACAACTTGATTATGGACAAGTCGTACTTTCCGTTTACAAATACAGAGTTTGAAAATCCTGAAAACCATATGTATATATCTTTTCCTTCATCTGATAGGAATAAGATAATGGAAGATGATTACATTATAGCTAAAAAGATATATGACGGAACAGACACTCAGGTTTACGAAGGTAATAAGTATAAAATTCTAGATATAAGCAACGAAGCTCCAGATGCTGTAAAGTATATATTTTTAAATCTAGGTACCGTAACTAATAGCTCTACTACTAATATATTAGCAAACAGTAGTGATGGAGAACTCGATGATACGCCGTCACTATTTTTAGATCCTGAAGTAAACGTAGATAGCGCTGGCCTTAGAATTGACCAAGAGACAGACGTAGTACACATGCGTAAAAGTGTATGGGAGGGTGCTCAAAATAACGGCGGTATAAACGGAGGCGTGCTTTTGCATGATAACTCTAACGAAGATGTTGAGAATCTTTACATGTCTTGGAATAAAGACGACTCTTACTCTGAAAGATATAAAATTAGTAGTGTAAGAAAGACAGCGAGTAATATTTACGTTTTAAAGCTTTCTAAAAAAATATCAAACAAAGACGCTAAGCTAGCAGCTATAAACAACACTATTGACGTAGGCCCTGATTACGACGTAGTAGGATTAGACACGCAGCTTACATTTAAAATTGAAAGAAGAACACTACGAA